ATGAACCCCTTGTGGTTTGGATTTCGTCCGATCCTTTTTTGACCGTGACCTTGTCACCTTCAACCGTCACCGACATGGGCGGCTCTTTTTCAGACAACTTGTCCAGCCGCTCGATCAGCGACCGAATCACCTCGAATTCGGGCTTTTCCTGCTTCGGATTGGCCCCGGCAATGCCGTTGAGCATTGCGATCAACGCAGTCAGCGCGGCACTTACGAGGCCGATCACCGCCGCGATCTTTGATTCTTCCAACACCAGACTTGCCCCGACGCCCACGATCACGATGGCCGTGATGTAGGCCAGACCGTGTTTGCCAATCGCCTTACCGGCAACCTCTTTGGCCGAGCTTTGAGCCTCAAGGCGGGCCAATTCGGCCTTGGCTTGCTCGCGGAACAGGTTGATGTCGTCCATGGTCACATCCCAAAAAACTTCTTGGCAAACGTGGCCGCAAAAGTGGGCCCGAGCAGCACGGCCGCGATCACGATGTACAGGAGGTACTCGATCTTGGTCATGCGCTTGGACCCGTCATCAAGGCGATTCTGGATGCCCTCATAGCGCTGGGCACAGATCGCCTCGTGGACGCTCAATCGCTTGTCCGTGTCATTGGCAAGGTCGTGAACGTCCGCCATGCTTACTCCGCTGCAGGTGCCTCAGCAGGGGCCGCTGGTTGGAGCTGGCCTTGGGCTTCTTGCTGAATGCCGTTGATCAGATTGGCCACTTGCACAAAGGGCTGCTGGCCCAGATACTGCAGGATGGCATTGACCAGTTGGGTCGACAGGGTAACTTTTTCCATTTCACTCTCCGTGTAATTGCCGCTGTTAGGGCCAGCGGTTTGCCCATGTTCAATTATGCCGTGGGGGTAGCCCAAGGCAAAGGCGGTTGGATGATCGGCGGATTGATCTGGTTGTCAATCGCGGCTTGCACGCTGGCCTCGACCGCAGTCTGGTCAACGCCGTTGGCCCAGCACCAGCCCAACACTTGTTGCTGTGTAAGTTGGTCGTAGGGCGTGAATGAGCCTTCGGGCATCGGGAACGAGCAAGTGCCGTAGTTGGTTGCGGCGTAATCAACGGCTGGCGTACCAGCAGTCTCAGCGCCGTTACAGCGCCAGCCAGCGGTGACTACGACATCAGTGTATGAACCCTCGGTGGGTTTGCACTGCATCCATTCGATGACCCAAGTGATAGTTGCGCTCATGATTAAACTCCAAGAGTTGGGGGATTGGGGTCATACGGCTGGGGCGATGGTTGGCTCCAAGCGTATGTGGCGATGTTAAGGTAGTAAGCCTCATCCAGCACTGTGGATGCCTGCGGATCGTTGGGCACGAGGACGCAACGCCAGTAGGTCGTCGAGATGACCTCGCCGTCTTTCAAAACATCGGTGCTCTTGCGAACTCCAATGCAACCATTGGGTTGAATGTCAAACTGCGAGATGTAAGTTACTTCGGTGAATGTTGACATGATTTTCCTTTAATCGGTGAAGTAAGTGAAATTTGCGTACAGGTTAAAACTTCCCGTTAGAGACCCGGCAGTTATAACGCTAGTAGCCGTGGCTGCGTCGAGGTTAGTCATCAAAACAGATGTTGTGTTATTTTGAACGTAACCTCCGGGTATGATGGCAGACGCCAAACCTGACCAATAATTTGGAGTCATGGTCGGGCCTTCAGATGGGCCAATAGAACTGGAATTTGTATATGGCAATCCACGAATATAAGCCGATCCGCTTCCACTATTAAGGCTGGTGCAGTTAATATAAAACCAGCAAGTGACTTGCCTGCCAATTTTTATATACCTTCCTCCAGTGTTTCCAGTGGTAGTTGCCGGGCCACCAGAATCAAATTGGAGAGATGGCGTCCACACGCCTTCCTCATAGTCATCCAGCGTGTTGGCGTTGGACGATGCGACTTGGGTGGCGGGGAAGGTGATTCCGACTCCAGAGGCGTTTGTTACAGCACCCATCAAAGAGACTGCGCCGTTGTAGTTCATTGTCAACATTGGTGAATTGACACCAATTTTTAACAGCGAAGAGGAGGCCGTACCAGCAGTAGGAACAACAAAATCAATCAGGCCATCCGACAAAGTTCCTGAGTAATCCTCAAGCTGTATTCTGGTCAATCTTGCGGTTGTGTCTGTGCCACGAAATCTAACAGTAGCGTCACCTCCTGTGGCATCACTTCTAACTGCAAGTTTTGCATTAGGTGAAGTTGTTCCGATGCCGACATTGCCACTGTTGTTGGCAGTCAGTGTAGCGGCGGCAGTATTTCCGTTTTGAACTTGGAATGAATTTGAGGCGTAATCAAATCCAAACAAAACGCTATTTGAACCACCACTTCCTGCGCGAATAAATGAACCACCAGTCGGAGCAAAACCGCTGGTACTTTGCAGTCGTAAAAACTCAACTTTCCCGGTATCGGCCGAGGAGATATGCAACAAATTCCCGGGATTGCTTTCGTTGATGCCAACATATCCAGTCGATGCCTGAATGCGCATCTTCTCACCGCCAGAAATTTTGAAGCGGAGATCATAGCCATCAATGTTCAACGAACTGTACCCACCGCCGCTATTGAACAGCGAGACAATTTGGTTTTGTTGAACAGAACCAGAGGTGCTGATGATGTACTGAGACACCACACCAGAACCACGGAGGTCAAAGTTGGCGGCAGGGCTACTGACCCCCACGCCAAAGTAACCACCGTCTGTGAGGACGGCTTTGGTAGACCCGTTGACAAACAAGTTAAAAGCAGAAGACGAGAGTGTTCCAATGCCGCAACTGGACACGCTGGAACCAGCGGCGATGTACACCGAGTCGTAGGAAGGCGAAGTGAACCGAGCAATCTCACCAGAGGTTGCGGCGGCAATTGACACTTCCAGTTTTGCATTGGGGCCTGTTGTCCCCATGCCCACATTCTGGTTATTGAGAATCGTCACGGCAGTTGTTGCCGATGCGCCAACCCCAAAAATCATTCCAGCTGAATTGCCTTCAATGTAGCCGCGATAGGTATTACCAGTACGAAGCGAAATATTTGGATTGCCAGCGGCGGGGTTAATGTCAATCGCTGTTCCATTGACAGTTGCACTACCACCAATAGTCAAAGTCCCTGCGCCGTAATAGTTACGAGGACGATTTGCACCAGATGCACCAATGTCGTAAGTGTTGTCAGGGCTGAACAGCAAGTTGCCGCCGAGGGTCAGCCCCGAACCATAGGTAACAGCGCCACCAAAGTACGACGCGCCACCAGCCACATAAAGCGCATACGGGTTGGTGATCGTGACGTTCGTGCCAGCCGTCGGAGCGCCTGCAATGTACAGCGTCGCGAGGTTGGTGTAGGTCACGCTTGCGTTGGTCGCGGCCACTGCGGTGGAGCCAAACGCCGAGATCGTGCCCAGCGTGTTGGTTGCACCACCTGCGCTCGTGCCGTCAGTGACGGTCGCGGTGCTGACGTACAGCTTAGCCGGAGCCGTTGCGCTCAAAACAGCAGGCAGCGTGAACGAGCTGTCGCCAACCTTGACCAGCTTGACGAGAGTCGATGCGCCGGTCGTAGATAGGCCGGTGGCCGACAGGGTCGTGCCGTCAAAGGTCAGGTTCGCAGAGTCAGTCTGCGCGCCGCCCGTGGTGCTGTAGACCAAACGACCAGAGGTCAGGGCGGTGTTGGTGATTGCGGAGCTGGAAACGCCCGTAAGGCCCGTCAGGGACGTCACCCACTGCGGGGCGGACCCAGTGGACGTCATGACCCGATTCGCGGCTCCAATAGCCAAGAAAGTGGTCGTGTCGGCCGCAGACTGGTACGGAACAGACCCGGCAACGCCACCGGCGAGGTTGTTTGCCGTTTGCACGGTCACGCTGGTCGGTGCCACCCACTGGGGAACAGAGCCGGTGGAGGTCAGGATGTAGTTGACCGTGCCGATGCCAAGCTTGGACAGCGTGTTGGTGGCCGAGGCGTACAGGATGTCGCCCTGCGTGTAGGCAGACTGCGCCGTGCCGCCGTAAGTAGCCCCAAGGGCGTTGGTCAGGTTCAGCGTGGTCAGCGTGGTGACGTTGGTGGCCTTGTTGAAGACCATCGCCGCGTTACCCGCAAGGGCCCCGCCGTCGTTGAACTGGATCTGGGTGTTGGAGCCGCCAATCGTGCCAGCGCCCTTCGTGGCGATGACCTGCACCACGCCGCCGTTGTCCTTGTAGTACAACTTGCCGTCGGTGATGTTGATGGCCAGCTCGCCATTCATCAGGTTGCCAGCGGTCGGCGCTGCCGACGCGGTGGTCGAGTAGTAAAGCTGGATTGGCGTGTAGTTCGTTGCAGCCATGTTGTTTCCTTAGAAAGTTCCCCCGGAGATGACGCCCCATTCAGGACCGGATGCCCCGGCCTGCAGCACATACCCCTGTGTCCCCAGTGCAAGTTTAGTCAATGTCGTCGTTGCTGATGCATACAGCAGATCGCCAACGGCGTAGCTCGTGATGTTCGTGCCGCCGGAGGCAACAGGCACGGTGTCAAGCGAGATGACCGTGCCGCTGATGTTGATCGGCGACGTGCCGGTGTAGACCTGCGAGGTGCTGAACTGAGCAAACGTCAGCGCGGTGGTGCCAAAGACGATCACGCCCGAGGTGGTCAGGACAAACGAGTTGCCCTTGTTGACCGTGCCGTTCTGGACGAAGAAGTAATCGTTCTCGCTCAGTGAGCTTGAGCCGGGCCCGTAAGTGTCGGCGTCAGTCGCCCGGGTCAACACCGTGCCGCCAGTGGCCCATGTGTAAACGCCGTTGTAGGCCTGATTAACCTCGTTTTTCACCAAAATTCTGTTGGTATTGGCCAATGAGTAGCCATCCAACGTCGTTAAAGCCACGGACAGCGTGATCGTGGCCCCGACACCAGCAACGCCGTTGTTGTAGGTCACTGTGCCGCCGGTTTGGGTCGCAAGGTCCTGCGTGGTCGCTACCTGCACCGGCTGGTGATAAGTCAGGCCCGTCGAGGCGGTGTTGTCGACGTACTGCTTGGTGGCAAGCTGCAGGGCCGTGGTCGGGTCCTGAGTCACGGTCACCGAGGTCAGCCCGGCCAGCGTCAGGGACGTTCCGCCAAGCGAGACCGAGGTCGTGCCAATCGTCAAAGACGAATTGACCAGCGACGCATTGGCGATGTTCGTCAGCGTATTGTCAGGACCGTTGATGGTCTTGTTCGTAAGCGTCTGCGTGCCGGTCAGGGTCGCGACGGTCGAATCGATGGCCACGGTGATGGCAGCCGAGCCGTTGTAGCTCGTGCCGGTCAAACCGGTGCCGATGGTCAGCGTGAACAGGTTGCCGCCCAGCGCAACGCCCGAGATGGTGCTGTTGGTAAGCGCCGAGTTCGGGATGTTGGTGAAGGTGTTGGCCGAGCCGCTCATCGACTTGTTCGTGAGCGTGTCGGTCGTAGTCCTTGCCACCAGCGTGTCGGTCAACGTGGGCAGCGTCAGCGTGCCGGTGTTGAGGATCTGCGCAATCGTCGGCGTGGTTAAGGTCAGACCAGCCACCGTCGTGGCCGTGCCGCCAAGGCTGATGCTGGTCGAGCCGACCGTGATCGAGCTGTTGGACAGCGCAGCGTTGGGGATGTTCGTGAAGGTGTTCGAGGCACCCGACATTGACTTGTTGGTCAGGGTCTGAGTGCCGGTCAGCGTCACCACCGTGCTGTCGATGGCAATCGTCACAGCGGCAGAGCCGTCGTATGAGGTGCCACTCAGGCCGGTTCCGATGGTCAAAGCCTGCGGATTGGCGGCCGTGATCGTGCCGGAAGCGCCCAAAGCCACCGTAACGCCGTTGTAGGTGACCGAAGAGTTGACCAAACTGGCGTTGGCGATGCTCGAAAGCGTGTTCGAAGAGCCCGAAATGGTCTTGTTGGTCAGCGTTTCGGCCCCAGCAAGGGTCGCCAGCGTGCCCGTGGTGGGCAAAGTGACGTTTGTGGCACCCGTGGCCGTCAAAGTCAGAGAAAACGCCCCAGAAGTCGCAAAAGACCCCGCCGTGGCGATGTTTCCGCCCAGCGTGATGCTGTAGGAGCCGTTATTGACCCCAGTTCCGCCACTTGCGGGGTTCAAAATGCCGCCCAAAGTCACCGCGCCGCTGGTTGCAGCGACCGGAGTGAGCCCGGTAGACCCTGCGCTGAACGAAGTCACGCCGCCGGACAGGGCAAATTGACGCCAAGAGCCCGAGGCGTAGCCGTCAAAGGTCTGAGTGTCGGAATTGAAGCGGAATTGGCCGTTCGCACCCACCGGCTGCTGCGCCGTGGTGCCAATTGGGATGGTCATCGCGGCCGTGCCCGGGATGATCGGGTTGCTGGCCAGCGTGATCGAGATATTGTCGGCCCCGTTGCCGTTGTAGACCGTGATCTGGTCGGTGGTTCCAAGGATCTGGCGGCCAGCAATGGTGGTTCCGCCCACCACGGCCATCAAACCGGTGCCGCCAAGGGTCGTCAGGGCCAGCGGAAGGCCCGTCAGGGCGATTTCCGGGTTCCCGGCTACCCCACTGCCGTTGGTGACGCTCAAACCGCTTGTAGCGGCCGCAATCGAGCGCGAGACGACCGTGGACGCGTCGGTCTTCACAATGATGCCGGTGGAGGCCGATTCGAGGCTTCCAGAGGCTCCGTTGAGCACGATGCGGTAGTAGGACTGTGCGCCGCCGTCTTGTAGGCCAATTCCGGTGCCACCGGACAGGAAACGGCTGTTGGGCAGCGTCGGCTCCTGATTTTTCGTCAGGAAAGTCTGGGTTTGGACCGGAGACCCGGCCAGCGCAGCCGCAGTGGTGCGCAGCGTCTGGCCATTTTGGACGATGGGGACGAGTTCATCCCCGACGATTGGACCGGCCGCTGGCAGTTGGGTGATGGTTAAATTCGGCATGTCAGGGCTGGATCTCAAGTCCGTCGAGGTTGCCGTTGTTTTCAGGCGTTTCAGTGTTCCCCTCGGTGGAGATCACAGTGCCGCCGTAGGCCTCACCCACGACCAAGTTGTTGGGGTCGACTGCTACCGACACGTCAGGGCGCGGAAACCGAATCGTTATCCGTTCGGTTTTGCGAGCTGGTAAGCGGTAGGGGTCGAAGTTGTCAGCGCAGCCCTCGTTGCACACCTGCAGCCCCGGGAAGTTGGGGTCCGAACGCATCACGGCGTGCGGGCGCTTCATCTTGCATCGGTCGCACACGGCGATTGCGATGTCAGAGTAGCCGAGGGTGTCGAGGAAGATCGGCATGGCTTACTTCGTGTACACGCTGATATTCGGGGCGAAGTAAATCGGCGACTTGTCGCGCTCCTCCGCCTCGGCCAAGCCAAGGTACTTCTCCGCCTGACCTTCGAGGTACTGAATGCGGGCCACGTCCACGCCGGGAAGCTCAAGGCTCATGCGGTGCGACAGCATGAAAACCACCGCCTCAAACCAGCGCTGAGGCACTTCCAGCTCACCGTACAGGTCGCCCACGTCCATGATCTGGCGCGAGTACCAAACGGTCATCTGCACGAAGGGATCGGACGGCACTGGCCACAGGTAGATCTCCGACTGCGGGATCGTGCGGTTGAACCAGTACTGGAACGGCTGGTTGGCCGTGAAGTTCTTGTTCGGCAGGTTGGTGTAGTCGTCGCGGTTCAGGCGAGCCATCGTGATTTCGGTCGAGTTGTTGCCGAAATACAGCTCGCGCAGGCTCAGAGTGTTGCCGCCAGTCTCTCGGATGCGGTAGTACTGGACCGTCTGACCGGCCTCGATGTCGTACCAGAGCCACTCGCCGTTGACCCAGACGGTCTCGCCGGGGTCGAGCAGCGTGCTCCAAGTGATTCCGTCGGCGGAATACTCAAATACCGCGTTGAAAGTTCCAGAAACGTCCGGCAGGACTCCGATGGAACCCACATAGACCGGGTTGTCGGTGCCGTAATCGACGGAAATGTTGCCGTTGGCTGATGTTTGTGTGCAGGCTGTGTCAATGTTGCTGTCGAATGCGTTGCCCACAATGCCGCCAGCGCTCGATGCGTAGCCGCCGGTACTGTTGGGGGTCGGGCGGTTCATGCGCCGATACAGCGCCTGCAGCACATCGTTGCCGCCAATCGGCAGTTTGT